GTCCGGTGGCTCATCCGGTGGTTCCCCACCACCAAACCGACTACCCCCACCACCAAACCGGCTACCCATACCACCAACCATAAAGCCAGTGGTGTAACCAGCATTGGGAGTAGTACCCGACTGCAAACTCGCAGCTCTGGCAGGTAATAGAGGCACATTTTGCTGTGGCCTGAAGCTCATTCCCCACCTGTCTCCTGCATCAACCCGTGCTTCCATCCCCATTTCTTTTGCCAATCCCTGGTAAGCCTGTTCAAACTCAGGCCGGAGGGGGATTGTTACACCCCAACCACTCTCTCCAACATTGTGCGCCGAACGCCTGATATTTGAGCGACGACCAGCTTCAAATCGCTCAGGGGTCCATGCTATCCCACCCGCGCTTTCAAACTGACGAACTTGATTCGATTGTTGTTGACTGGCACCAGTACCAATAGTAGCAGCTCTAGCACCAGAGGCATAAGGTACATCCATCCTACCCGCTAAAGTACCCTCGGTCTCCCATGGGAACACATCTCTCCCTTGCCGTGGGTCTACGTTATAAGAAGCATAGCCTCTGGAACCACCCAGTAATCTCTCTGCGAATTGTGGTCGGTTGCGCCGGTTATATGCCAGTATCTCACTAGAGTAATATTCTTCCGCCTGCTGTCCTGGCACCATACCCTCTACCTCTGCAGCCGCTTGCTGAGCCTCGAATCCAGAATATAGTTGTATTGCTCCCTCACTCTGTGCCCAACGTCCTACAGCTCTCTTACCACTCCCCCATTGATTTCTAAATAATTGCTCGCGTAATTCAAGACCCTGAGCCCGTTCCAGCATAGATTTGCCAATTGCCAAACCCCTAAATGCCTGTGCCGTATCCGGGGAGGTGGGAACATCAACACCAAACTTATTAATAAATCCAATATCCCCAGCCATAACACCTTGGGCACGCTCACGCAAATCCGTAGCTTGCCCTAATAGCATATTTCGATACCAGCCGGAGGTGGAACTAAACTCCTGCCCTGGCCCTCTGGCTTTAGGTAGCTGGCCAGTATTCGCAATAGTTTTCGCAAGTGCCATCTGATAACTGGCATGCGGCCCTAAAGCACTTAACTGCTCAGTACCTCCGGCCAGTGTTTTCCACTGTGGTTGAATCATTTCTGACGCCGGAGTGTCACGGAGATAAGGCCCTTTGAAATATTGCCTTGATCCCGAATAGATTGATTCTCTGGTAAATTCAGCCTTACGTAGTGTATTTTCATACATGGCCATGTTGTAGCCCACCAACTGGGCATCAGTGCCACCAACATAAGGTAAATTCTCCGCTAACTCGGGCGGCATTTGCTCCCGAGTTCTTAGTGGTCTTAGTCCTTGTTCAATCTGTACTGGTTGTGGGTTTATTCCCCGAGCTTGGGTCAAGGGGTCATTAGGATCGTAACTGGGCTCCAGGATATCTCCCCCAATCTGGCCCTCGCTACTCATCTGGTTCATCATGGTCCGGGCGCCGTAATACCCCGCTCGTACACCAAAGCCCGGCTCAGCTGCAACACCATATCCCTTTGCCTGATACGGATCTGCCAATGATTCAAGGTAGTTTGCTACCCGATTCTGAAACACATCCGGGAAGCTAGCACTCGGGGTGTTTCTCATGGTCTCAGTCGACCCTGCAAAAATTTGAGGAATGTGAGATGAAAGAAGAATATCCTGTGCTTCACCAAAGGTAGTCGGCGTTCTACCTTTTGGAAACTCCGAACTCATCGCGGAGTAATCCATGTTGATATCAAACAATTCCGTGCGTGGAGAACCGGGATATTGTTGGATAACTTTTGTTACGTCTTTGCGCAAGCGTTCTTGGACAGGCTGAGAAATATTCACAGCCCGGTCCAGAAACTCCTTTACAGATTTTCTGAATATGTCTTCGTTAAGCGATTTGTACCGTCCATAATCTACCATATATCACCAAATAAGAACCGGGACAGGTTTCCCTATCCCGGTCCTGTGCCTCCCTGCGGAAGCATGGCGGAGGAGGCCTCTTTTTGTTTTTTGTAGCTTCCTATACCACGCATGATGTAATCCCTCAAAAAGCGGTATAGAATAGGCTCCTCGAGCACTGAGTATAGGGGTCGATTTTCAGCTTCGCTGATATCAACAATGTTGATTAACGCACGAAGATAACGGTCTGGGTTATTGGTTAAGATACTTTCAATAACGTAAACCTCAATCTCCTCTAATTCGTCTTCCCAGGATTTTTCTCTGACTGGCTCGGCATAGGGGTTTCTTGCTGGTACAAACGCGGTCCCCAGAAAGGGTTTGTGTCACCCAGCGCCTTCCAGATTTCCTCGACCATTGTTTCCGGCATTGTAGCGAGAACGGCCTCGATATCCTGTATTGACGACTTTTTTAGGTCTAATACAGGAACATTGGGTTTCTTTGGGTCTTTAGGGATATTGGTACCATTGAACAGTATTGCAATTTCCCTGTACATAACCTCCATCCACAACGGAGGCTGTTCTACACGTTTGCCATCAATGATGACAAACCTGGAATTTTCTACATAGTATTTTGCCATGACCAGGTCGTCACCAGATGTTGCAGGTCGGATAAGCCAGTACCATTCCGGCTCTAACTCGAAATGATGCTCTAGCGAATCGACTACGGAATATTTTCCGAAGTTCATTTAAAGGCCTCCTCAGACCAGACTAAGCGGACGGGGACGGTGAAGCCGATTCGGAAGCACTCGGGCTAACCGAAGCACTCGGCGATACTGACGCACTTGGTGAGATGGATACTGAAGCACTCGGGCTTAGAGAAGCACTCGGGCTCACAGAAGCACCAGCAGGATTGTCAACACCGGTATCATAGGTTGCGTAGTCGGTGACCAGACTGATGGTGATCGGGGTATTGCCGGCCGAATCGGCCAGGAAGAACCCGGACACTTGCATGATCACTTGCTGTTGTGCAACCAGATCTAGCGGTTGTGCAGTCCATACCACGTTCGCGGTACTGTCCACCGCGCCATTGCCCTCGATAGTAAACTCGTAGGGCACGGATAAAAAGTTATCATTGACGAAAGTCTTATCACTCTTAAAGTTGAGGATAAAGTTAGCGTCACGGAAGATTTTAGCGGTCCACGCACCCGCTTGATCGGGGTCATAATTAACCATTTCATACAAGTCACCATCGGTGATCTTGATAGTCAGGTTAATCATGAAGGCACGTTGGGTGATATCAATACCCTGCGGGAAGTAGCGGCCAACGATATATTGCTGATCCAGCGGTATCGCGGCCTGAGCCGTGAAGGAACCAGCCAAAACTTTGGCGCTTATGCCCGTGGGTAGGGTGATTTCGCCTAGAGGTGCCAGGAACTGCGGCCCACTATCTACCTTCGCTAGGGCACCCCAGTTGGTCATGTCTACATTGGGCTCCGGCTCAATACCAATTATGCCTACAGTACCAGTGACAAAGTTTGCCGCCTGCCACTGCAGGTTAACCATATTGAAACGGCAATTCGTGAAGACCTCCCCGAATAGATTCCCTGGTGCGTAACGAACGGTGTAGTACGGTGCCGCAAAGTGATCGGCCGCGAAGTCAAATGTATGAGTATTGTATGGAGGATCTGCCGGGACCGTATAATCACCGGTGATGCCGTAAAAGACATGACCGAGTGTATCCGGGCGCGGGATGAACTCCAACACACCTCCTGCATTGACACCGACCTTAACCACAGAACGTTCTACCGAACCACCACCGACCTCGCCACCCAGAGGGATTACAATGTTATTCACGCCGAAAGAACCTCGACGGAACAACATATAGTCGAATAGACTGTCGTCTATACAGGCATCGTCCTTAGCGAATTGCTGGCCGATACCGATAAAGGATTTTTCAGATGCTGTCATTTCTCCTCCTAATAGGCCGTTGTCCGACCGTTGACCAAGGTCAACTTAATCGGTTGAGTGGCCAGAGGATCAGCCAGGAAAGTACCCTGCAGCTGCATGATGATCTGTCGTTGGGCGACAATATCCAGCGGTTGGGCCGTCCAGGTGATATTCGCATCTCCCGAGGCTTGATTTTCTTCATTGGCGTCGATCTGGAAGCTGTATGGTGTACTGCCAGCACCAATATCAGTATCACTGTTAAATGACAGGCTGATAGCAGCCTCTTTGAAGACCTCGGCCGTCCAGTCATTCCCGGAATCCGGGTCATACTGGATTTTGTTATAGAGTGTGTTGTCTTCAATCTTTACCGTGAGGTTGAGAATGAAGGCACGGGAGACGATATCGAGATCTTCTGGATAGTAAGAACCAACGATATATTGCTGGTCAAGCGGCATCACATTTTGTGCGATAAAACTGCCGCCCAAAACAAGCGCATCACTACCAGTTGGTATCTCAATCGTACCCAGCGGGGACAGAAACTGAGGTCCACCATCGACCTTAGCCAGAGCCCCCCACGTTGCAGTGCTTACATTCATAGTGGGTACAATACCCAACATGCCGAGCGTGCCTGTTACAAAGTTGGCAGCCTGCCATTCCAGAGAGAGCAAGTTGAAGCGCGAATCTTGAAAAGTCTCACCCCACATATCGCCGGGGGCATAGCGCACGGTGTAGTACGGAGCCAGGAATTGATCGGAAGGGAAGGTAAACTCATGAGTATATGCACTATCGGCTGGTCCTGCAATAGAGGATTCGCCGGTTGCACCCATGAAAAAGTGTCCTAAAGTATCCGGTCTTGGGATGAACTCAAGTACACCTCCTGTATTTACTCCTACCTTGACCACGTTCCGCTCCATCGAGCCACCGCCAACCTCGGCACCAAGGGGCAAAAACATATTGTTTACGCCAAAACCACCTCTGCGGAACAAGAGAAATTCGAAATCTCCGTCCGTATCATTGATGGTACCCTTAGCGACTTGTTTAGCGAGCCCCAAAAAGGAGCCTTCACTAGCGGTCATTGTTATCCTCCTCCACCCGGAACGGGCCGAGTGGTAAGTACATCGAATCTAAACTTGATGAAATAGTCATAACTGTCTGGAGGACCACCTGACTGCAGCATCTCGCCCTTCAAGGCGTCAGAGACAATCCCTCTGGCTACATATTCATCGTCATACTCGACTGTGCTGAATGAGATACCGTAAAGTGCATGTTCGAGGCGGGAGCGCACCGTTGATGCGATCTCACGCGCGTCGTCCAACCCTTCCTTGGTACTCTCCAGCAAACAACGAGCTTTGACCGTGAATGTACGCCGCCAGGTGGTTGCCCCACCTATCTCTATCTCTACTACCTCGTCCGACCAGTCATCCTTTAAGCCTGTTACGGCGCCGGAAATAAACCGGTCAGGGTCGTTTTCATAGAGATTGATAGCGATTCTTGCAGTATCTGGATCGGGCTCACCCTGTAAATCACCTAGCTTCACAATACCTGCTTTGGTACTGCCGGAAACATCAGTGATTAGTGCCAGCTCAAGAGCGTCTTTAACCGTGTTAAGTATTTCGTCATGGATCATCGCACCCTACCGGGTCTGGTCAATACAATTGCCCCACCACCTGCGCGTAGGGCGATCTTTCCATAATACTCATTCATCAGTGAGTTGGTCTCAGGTTCGAGGGGATTATCATCCCTGCGGCCTGCACCAGGCTCAAAGCGGTCAAGACGGGATTGTTTGCCACGCATCTGCCCGTGGACTTGTGCCTTCACGTAGATACGTAAAAGCTCCATGTCACTATCGGGCACAGTGAACGTGAACGTTTTATCCTTTTCCGTTGCCGGAATAGAGTGAATGGCAAAGTAGGTGAATATCACATCATCAGATGGGGACCCATTAAGATATAGCAGGCCCCCATCTATGTGATAGAGGTTAGGTGTAGATTTGGTTAGAAATCTGATCCCAGGCCGACCTCGCCTGCGCTCCAGAAAGGTATCCTCCGGGCACTCGACTGTGATATCTTCGTAATAATCATCAGGAAGTGCGTAACCATCCCCACTCTCGACGAGCGTTACACTATCAACACGTTTTGGGAACCAGATTGAATAGTCCCGTACCGCATCTTTGGTGTAGAGCCAGAGCATGTAATTGCCCCAGCGGGGGTTAGCGCCAGTATCCTGAAGATCCTCACGCAGGTCCTTCAGAAGCTGTGCCCAGGTAGTCGTCATGACTATGCTGAACCCAAACTGTAATAAACACGGAACAGCTCAGGAGAGAACAGTTGGAACTTTAACATACCGCGCCAACCGATACGATTGATCAGCAATGCATCGTCGTACTTGGGAGGAACGATCACGTTCGGGCGTTCTGCGATACCCATTACAATCCCGGGTCCACCAAGGAACAGGGAGGCATGCACATTTGCCGCGTTGGTGACATAAGCGTTGTCGAGATGAGCTTTCAAAAGAGGCTTATCAAACGACATGGTTGTGCCATCAATCACCTCAACGATGCGGCGGGTCTCCTGCGAGCCGTCAGCATCGAGGACAGTCACACCAGAAGCTTCGGCATGAAGGGTGACGTATTGGCCAGCAGCAAAGCCAGCCGTGGCATCAACGGTGATAAAACGAGTTGAGCCAGCTTGACCAGGGGTGTAGATCGTATCTACAATAGCAGAAGCACCCTGTCCCTCGACAGTCGCGCCGTCGAGTTGGGTTTGAGTAACTGCCAAACCACGGTTCCACAGTTTCAAACGATTAGCTTTGATAAAGCGTACTCCGCCCCACATACCAGCCTCGGAGCGGAATTT